AAATTATCACCCATTACAGACAAAAACAAAATATTGGTGGTGCGGGTACGACTACTACTGGTTCTGGAACTGATTCTGGTACAATACCACCAGGAGGAACTGATTCTGGTACAATACCAATACCACCAGGAGGAACAACAGGAGGTGGAGGGCTTTCAGAAACAATGACTGAAACCCAGTTAAAAGATTTAGGAAATGTACTTATAATGTACTATGATGCAGATGCTAGGGCGTGGATGTATAAAACACCAGAAATGGAGTTTTACAATGATCATTTATGGAATGCATTACATAATAATGTAATGGGATATGGTTTTAAAAAAGCAACAGCAACATATTCAGCAGAAATCGTATACAATATAGACTTGGATAACACATATAATTTTACTGTAACGCCAAGTAATGGGTTAGCAGAATTTGCGATATTAACGTCTACGCAGGAACCTGTTCCCGCAGTACACGGTGATATATACATATACTATCCTTACTACTTCAGTGCATTTGATATAATTTGGAATGTTACACAACACATGGACGACGAAATCTCATATACTTTAACAACGAATAAAGATTCTGTCTCTGAAATGGATTTACAAGGTATATTAAGTAATTTTGAATATAATTCCAATTCCATGAATATAAAGATTTATAACACGTGGGATGGTATTAATGCTAACGCATATAATCAAGTAACCATTACAGCAATTAATGTTGATGATAACTTTATTAAATTTACTACTGCTGGCAAACCTAATGGTTACTTAAATAGTGGTATTAATTACCTTTCTAGTACCGGCAGTCTATATATTTAATCCAAAATTGATATAAAAATAAATATTTATACATAAATGTATTCAAAATCCAAATACAATGAAACATGAACTCGTTTCATCTAAAAATAAAATTAAACGACAATGGAATGTTATTGATAATTGGAATATGGAAAATACAAATTCAAATTATCAAGATATACAAAATGACATGAATTTTGAAATTCAAATATACGAAACTGATCGCTGCAAATACTGTGAATCTGAATTAGGTTTAACAGAAGATGGGTTTATGACATGTTCGTCTACAAAATGCGGTAAAATATATAGAGATAGATTAGATCAGAGTGCTGAATGGCGATACTATAACGGTGAAGGAAACGATGATCCTACTCGTTGTGGTATGCCAATCAATCCATTATTACGTGAATCTTCATTTGGTTGTCGTGTAATTAATACAGGTAATAATTCATACGAGATGAGAAAAATACGGCGTTATACAGAATGGCAATCTATGCCTTATAAAGAAAAATCTAAATATGATCAATTTGAGCGGATTAAAATGATGGCAACAAATGCTGGTATATCTCAATGTATTATTCAAGACGCACTAAAATTACACGATAAAATTTTACAAGAAAAAACATTCAGAGCGTTAAATCGAGACGGAATTATAGCAGCATCTATATACTTATCATGTAAAATGAATAATTATCCTCGTACTTCAAAGGAAATAGCCACTATATTTCATTTGAACAAATCGAGTGCTACCAAAGGTTGTAAAAATGCTACAACCATACTTCATAAAATAGAGAGGCGTCTAGAGGGTGAAGAAAAAACGACAATGTGTCGGACTCTCCCAATATCATTTATAGAGCGCTATTGCAGTAAATTCAATATAAATAATGAATTGACTAAATTATGTCAATTTATTGCTTATCGAATCGAAAAAAATAATATGATACCTGAAAATACACCACATTCTGTAGCAGCTGGAATAATTTACTTTGTTGCGCAGTTATGTAATTTGAATATCACAAAACAAGACGTCAGACGAATAAGTGAAATAAGTGAAGTTACGATAAATAAATGTAGCAAAAAATTAGACGCTTTAAAAAAAGACTTAATACCGGAATGTATTATGAAAAAATATGAGATAAATATGACTTGACCTATATTTAAATATTAATAAATATTAAAAGAAATACGAATAAAATATGAATGAGATGAGCACGAATTATACAGAAACTATGGATGATATATCTTTACACAGAGTACATACATTGAAAAAAATGTGCAAATATTATAAATTAAAAGTATCAGGTAGAAAAAAAGAAATAGTTGAGAGAATCTATACGTATAAACTAAAAGTTATATCTTCATGTAAGATACAAAAAATATTTAGAGGCTATATAGTTCGAAAATATATTCAAGCAAAGGGGAAACTGAATAATATCATAAACAGTGAAGATTTTTTTACATTTGAGCCGATGCAGAACATTCCTTTCCACCAAAGATACACATATTGTGAAAATAATCGATTTATTTATGGTTTCGACATAAATTCAATTCTTTCTTTATTTCACTATAAGAACGGGCAGGTAAAGAATCCATATACGAGAAAGACATTCCCTCATTGCTTATATAATAATATTTGTCAGCATATACGCATCTCTAAAATATTAGGTTATGTTATCAATACTGATATTGAAAACATAATACATTTCTCAATACAAAATGAATATGAATATGTTTCAGCTATTTGTTCTTCTATTAATGAACATGGATATATTTCAGATACAAATTGGTTTACAGAATTATCAAACACACAAATAGTTCGGTTTATTCGTGAATTGTATGATTTGTGGATATATAGGTTAGATATAAACCATGAGACTAGAAGAAAAATTATTCATCCAGACGGAAACCCATTTCTGAATATGCGAATACGTAATATCACAAATTACAATACGGAAGAACTAAAACATAAAACATACCAAATTATACATGGTTTATTGAATAAAGGAATAGACAGGGAACATAAAGCATTGGGTTGTTTGTATGTATTAACAGCTTTAACTTTAATCAGTAGAGATTGTGCGAGAACATTACCGTGGTTATATGATTCTGTACGATATTGAATTATCACAACAATAATATATTTTGATTTAAACTACTTAAATACATTTTTTTAGATATAACATACCATGACCGCTACAAAGGGTAAATCTAAGACCACTACTAAACAAACGAAGACCACTAAAGCCAAGTCCAAATCCACGAAGGTTAAACAAGAAGTCGCACCAGTAGAAGAAACAAATCAAGTTGTTGAATCTGTTTCTACTTCCCCAGAAACAGTTGAACAGTCAAGTATTGAAGTTACTAACACTGATTTATTCAATGGTTTAATCAAGGAAGTTTCCGTTTTGCGATCACAATGCACTTCTATCATTGCTAAGATCCGAAACTTGAAAGTTCAAACTGAACGCGAAAAAAAGGCTGCAGTAAAGGATGTTAAAAAGAGAAAAATGTCTAACCGTGCTCCGAGTGGTTTTTTGAAGCCTACTGCTATTTCAAATGAATTGGCTGATTTTGTAGGTAAGCCTTACGGAAGTGAAATGGCAAGAAGAGAGGTTACTTTGTTCTTGAATCAATATATTCGTGAAAACAATTTACAAAATCCAACAAATGGTCGTATTATATTAGCTGATGATAAATTAAGAAAATTACTTAAGCTTGATAAATCTACTGAACTTACATACTTTAATCTACAAAGCCACATGACCAGTCTTTTTCCAAAGAAAAAGGAACCTGCCACAAGCACATAATAAATTAATTAAATGAAAATTAATTAATAAATAAAATTAATCTATGCATCTTTGGCCGAGTGGTTAAGGCGATGGACTTAAGCCCCATTTCACTAAGTGAGCGTGGGTTCGAACCCCACAGGATGCAATCCGTTTATAGCTCAGTTGGTAGAGCGGGAGACTGTAGCAAAAAAAGTTGATATCTCTAGGTTGCTGGTTCGATTCCAGCTGAACGGACACAATTATATCAAAATGAATAACAATGATTTTGATATAATTGTTTTGAATATAAATCAATTACTAATGAAATTATGATTCTTTAAAAACGCTTTTAATTTAGGTTCACTGAAATCTAAATTCTCAAAGCTTTCAATTTGTAATGCATGAACGTATTTTTTTGCCTTCTCAAGTTCTAAAATATGAACTTGATTCTTTTGTTGTTCAGTACATATTGAACCATTTTTCAATTGCTGATAGTGTTGTTCAAATGTAGGAGTATCAATTGACGTATTGTAATCATTTTTACTTATATAGCATAAATATTCAAATTGTGTAAATGATATTCCTAATGTTTGTAGAATTGTGTATAAATTGTAAACGATACACGTATTTTGCATAATGCTGACAAATCGAATTACTATCGGACAACCCAATACAAACATATCTGTATCGTCACTAATGACCGCATCAACTGTTTTGTTCCTTGCCAAATATCCACATATATAATCAGCTTCATTATTTGATACAATCCAGTGTATTCCATATAAAGTGAATAATTCTTTGGCATTATGTATATCTTCTTTAGACACATGTGTAGATTGATTGTAATACCATTTTAATTCTCTCATTGTACTTGAATTTTCTTGTAATTCGCCATTTTCAATCTTTTCTTGTAATAATTTGTAATTAAATTCGGCTTCGCGTTTTTGTTCTTTTCGTCTTTTTATAGTTTCCATTTTTTCGGCACTCGGTATACCATCAAATACCATACACATGTGAATTTTTAATTTACGAAATAATGTACAAAACATGAATAATTTGTACATCATATCATTTTCTTTTTTGAATTTATATAATAAAGATATAACGTCAATTGCTACTCTTTTACCAGATAAGTACTGTAATGGTTTCAATTGTATAGCATTATTACAATTATTCTTAATAAAAGTTTGCAATTTAAAAATTCCCATAATTTATACAATTTACCTACATACGCATTTTTTAATTCAATTTTATTTAAAGATATATTTTTAGTACCCCTTATTATGATTCATACAATTTACTAATTTTAATAAGATTATTTATATAGTCTAATACTTTATTTTGATTTTCTTGATTCATCTGCTGTATCAAAACACCAATTTGTTTTATATATTCCATCATATATTCAGCGTTTAACGTTTTTGCGTCTTCAGTGAAATCATTATGTACAAAAAATAATAAACCTTGTTTTTCAATTTCCGTTTCGTATTTTGTCCCAAACAATTTCCAGAATTTAATTATGATACTAGGTTTTGTTTTTAATAATATATCTATAGTGTATTGCGCTCTAGATAATGGTTTATAGTTGGGGAATAAAATCAGCAAATCGTCACATAATTCCTTGAAATGAGAATTAAAAATTTTAGTAGGAGTTGACATAATGTTTTCTTATCACTATAAACTTTTTTTTAAATACTAATTATACAAGTCTATAATTAACGTGGTGTCAAATTTGGTTTTAACTGATTTTGGACACTAATATCTGTATCCCGTTGTTGAATTAACTTCTCTAAACTAATATCCTTAATCGTATCCGGTATGTAGTCTTCATCCGGAGTTTGTATAGAATCCTGTGCATTGTAAGTAGCATAGTTATACATTTGTCTTAACCCACCATCACCTTTCGCACATAACTCGTCCGAAGATTGATCTAAAAAGCTAAAATAATCACTATGGACGAATATACTATTCGAATTAAATACATAAGATTCAGGTTCAGTAAAAACATTTCCTTGTTTCAATTGATTTTCTTTGTCTTCATTTAACTTTTCGAAAATGTAATTTTTAATGTCATTTCCAACAAGTAATTTTACTTCACGTTTATCATTCTCATACATTAAGGAAGGAACACGTTTAATACAATCTGGCAATACGATTGTTTTTACATTATCTACTATGATTTTCAATTCGTTGTTTTCAATAATTCGTTTGTCGATATTTATAAAATGAATATTATCTTTCAGTGTCGTTTGTGACAAGGATTGAATGATACTGTTGCAAAATTGACAATATTCGCTGAAGTACAAGATAGATTTCATATATTTAAATCGAATATTTAGTTTACTGTATTTGAACCATTTTAACTAAAATTGATATAAAACATTATTTACATAATTATATTATAAATCAAATGGCTTATATTATAAATAAAGACAACACAACAAGTGAACTTACATTCACTTTGAAAAATGTAGAAGTGACATACGCCAATACGCTAAGACGAAGTATATTAAGTATGATTCCAGTGGCTGGACTTAAAACTGAACCACACGAAAAGAGTCAAATGTTAATTCATAAAAATACTTCTCGACTGAACAATGAAATCACAAAGCATAGACTTAGTTGTATTCCCATACATATAAATCTAGAAGAAGAAGAAGATATAACTAGATATTCAATTGAACTTCATGTAGCAAATGACACAGAAAACATAATCGAAGTCACAACGAAAGATATTTTAGTGAAAGACACAATTACTGGTAAGTTTCTTACTCAAGAAGAAAGAGATATGATTTTTCCTGCTGATCCTATTACAAATGATCATATTTTAATTACAAAATTGTATCCAAGAATTCATTTAACATCTGAAATCGAAACCTTACATTTGACTTGTCCTTTGAGTGTATGTAACGCAAGTGAAAACGCTGTATATAATGCTGTATCTACATGTGGTTATGGATTTACATCAGACGAAATGAAACAAAAACACGCATGGGATAAAATTAAAAATACACACCCAGATAAAGAAAATTGGTATTTACATGAAGGAAAGCGTTATTATAAGCCTAATAGTTTTGACTTCAAGATTGAAACTGTAGGTGTATATTCCAACGAAAAAGTTGTTCAGCTTGGTTGTAAAATGATTATTGAACGACTTAAGCACATGCTACAACATATCCAAAACAGAAATTTAGAAATTAAACCGGGTGAAACAATGGAATCATCATATGATATCCAAATACTAAATGACAATTACACTATTGGGAAATTATTAGAAAATACTCTATATATGTTATATTATGAAAAAGAAAAGAAGTTATCCTTTGTAGCATACAAAAAACCACATCCACATGTTGATTATGGTGTTATAAGAATTATGTTTCTGAATGAAAATGACTCAACTGAAGTAGAAGTATATAAATTATTATTTAATAGTATCCAATATGCTATTCCAATATATGAAACTATTGCCAAAGAAATTTAAATAATAATAAATAATATACGTTACGTATGGATAAATTCAAACATATATTATTTATTTTTGATTATATAAGTGCGTTACCTATTTCAATGTATATATCATTACTATACACCGGTATACTGTACCATGATAATTATTCGTTCATTTTTTTAATTCAATTACTAATTGTAGATATTTTTTTGGTTCCATTTTTAAAACACTTGCCTTATCCTAGTTTTGTGAATGATATTACGAATCGTCCACAAGAAGCTACAAACTGCGATTATTTATCTAAAATACCACATGACAACAAACTGAACACACCCGGCTTACCTTCCGGTCATATGACAATCACAAGTATGTTTGCAATCGCAAAAATTTTAGGAAATCAAAGTATTGTAAGTATTTGTTTGCATGTATTTATGATTTTTATGATGGGATTATCAAGATATTATAAGAAATGCCATAATTTTATACAAATAATTGCTGGTACATTATTGGGTTGTATATTAGGTTACATCAGCTTTCACCTAAATAATAATTAATCATTTTTTTTTGCTTGCCGAAAAATACGTTAAGTAAATTTTTATTGTGCTCTTTTTTCGCCGTATGGATTACTTTATTCTTGTCGTATGTATTCTTATCATGTGCAATGACCAGTATTGTTTTAAATGAATCTAGTTGAACCATTGGTATAGTATAATCTTTCAAAAACGCTTTTTCTTCTGCAAAGGGTTTTTCTGGAAATTCTGTTGTTTTCAATAATTCTTTTCTAAACGCAAATGTACCAGCTGTAGCATGATAAGGTGCATACGGTCCAAACTCAAGAAGGCGTTTATTGATATACATATAGATCAAACTGCTACCTGCTATCATTGCTTTAGGGTGTTTAATAAGCATCTTTACCGCATGACTAACTCTTTCAACCGGGTAATAATCGTCATCATCCATGTATAATAATATATCGCCTATTGCTTTGCTGTTAATAAAATTTCGTTTTTTTCCTATATTCATTTTTTCATGTATATCATGATAATGGATTTTTGGAAGACCTTTTGTAAGTTCTGCATCTTCAATTATATCTCTTATTTTATCTTCACCATCATCTACTATTATCCATTCCATTTTATCTTTAGGATAATCTTGATTGCGAATACATTCCATAATTTTAGGAATAAACGCTCTTCTATTGTATGTTGGTGTCAATATTGAAACAAATGGTAATTTTGTACTTTTTACGTGTTTATTTTTTTTTCTATTACTCATTGGTATAAATTACTTAATTATTTCTTTTTATATTATCTTTTTAAGAAAGATTTTAAAATATCTGAAGAATCATTACATTTTTCATTATGAGAATCATCAATCAAACCACGAGTTACGTTTTGCAAAATACCAAATCCGAGTAGAGATTTCGCAATCAATGTTTCTCTAGAATCTTGCGATTCTGGTTGAGGATACGCCGATCTTAATTTCCAATTAAATATATTATAACCTTCATGACGTCTACAGTGTGCTGAATTATTGTATTCGTATAATCCAGCAAAAAATTGAGAAAACGAATTAGAGAATAACCATTCTGGAGCTTTAGATTCAGTATCTGTTAAAATATGACGCACTAAAAATATAGGCAGTAAAACAAGTAAAATTCCAAGACCAGCATTATGGTTTCCTTTTAGAGTTATAGATATCCCACTGATTATTAGATTCAAGTACACCAATAAACGATATCGTTTCACAAGATACATAAATGTAGCTAAAGGGCCATACTTTGAAGTTCTTTCTTTGTATGCTGAATAGTAAATCAATCCTTGGTTATGAAAATATTGAATGAAGTATACAGCTATCGCTGGTAAAACCCATACAAGCAAGGTGTAAAAGAAAAATGATCGAACAATAAAATTCGCAGATATAGCTTTCGTAGCTAAACCAACAACACCTGATATAGGTGCTATTAACGCTATGGTACTTATGGTCATAGGAACAATGTTAATCCACATATAACCTACAACATATTGTAGAAGATTTGAAATCATTTCTTTAAAGGAATTTTCTCTCGGTACATTGTCTATTCTATCCTTTAAACCATATATTCCTGCGAATGCTACTATTATTTTATAAAGCAATTCTCTATTCCATGACCAACTTTCAATCAAAACATCAGCAGTATAATCTCCTATTGGATCATATGTTTTTCTAAAAAACCAATTTATTTTAGGATTTGCTTCTTCTTCATACAACTTGGAATATGCTAATGCCATTTTCACAGGATATGTAACTTTGTGTTTTAAATCTTCAAACTGATTTCTTTCTATCATATACGGCTCTTCTTCTATTCTATGACGTAACCACATATTACATGGAACTTTTGCGTTATATTTCCCTTTTGTTTCACATAATGGTACAGACAAATCTTCAAACGCTGCTATGTAAATTGAAGCCCAAAATAATAAAGATACCAACCAAAAAATGCTATTGAATGCGTCTGCTATTGCTCCTCCAACAGATTGTTGTTCGATCTCTTCTTCATCATCGTCAGCTTCTGTTTTCCTATCATGATCCGCATTATTGTTTTGAGAATCAGATTTCTTGTTTGAATTATTTTTTTCTTTTTCACTCATTATGTTAATTATACTTATATTTGGAATATATATTTATTCATCTAGCAAAAAACGTCCTAATCATACCATTGTTTATTATTATAATATTATATCGTTCTTCGTATATGTCTAAATCATATGTATATTTAAAAGTGTCTTGAGTTTTCTGATCTATTCCAATAATGTCCCCTTCAACATTACATACTATATCTACCGCAGCTTTTGGATCAATTGGTGGCTCAATTGTATTTATGTAAAAATGCACGTCTTCAAATTTATCCATGTTCATAGCACCATGTGGTTGATATTCTGATAAATCCGTGTTTGTAGTGAAATTGTAGTGATATACTCCTTCTTTACCAGAGCCTTTGGATCGCATATATGGTTCAATATACTGTAATATACCAGAATCTAATGTATTCTCACGGTCATTACCGTCCATGACTAATTTAAAGTCGTTGATTATGTCATATTGCATGAAATAATTAAAGTCGTATTGTTTTTCATTTTCTGGTTGTATATAATCATTATATTTTAGGTATTCAAAATTTGAATAATTTACCCATTCATTTCTATCTTTTACATCACTTCGTCTACACCGAAATTGGTAGCTTGATACTAAACCACGTGTATCTAGTTTCAAAACACTTGGTCCATGTAGATATTTGAAAGCATGACAAAACATATCTTTCACTAAAAATTTGTGATCTTTTTTCGCTATTTCTTTTCTTTCTGTTTCATCTAAAAAGTAATACGTAGAAATGAGATGAATATCTAATTCCCATTCAATATTTTTTTTTACATGTTCTCCGTTTACAGTGTTTTGAAGATAACGATACAGCTTGTCATGGTCCACATCAGACCTAGGAGCTTTCCAATCTCCGTCATTACCTGAACTCAATCTATACAATTCTATAATTGGTTTTATTGTAATGTGTATATACACTGGAGAATATTGTAAGGCAACCAACGGTAAAGCTTGCTCAGAACCTAATGTAAACCAACATTTTAAAGGAACATACAGTTTTCTTCCACGTATAGATGGATATTTATCGTTCACTATACATTTACTATCATACATTTCAGGAGTATGACCAATCATTTTTTTCCACAGTTCTAATTTTTTATCGTTATCCCGGTGTTCAATTAATGACAAATATTCCCCTGTGTATTTAGCTAATATTATACCTCCTGATTCAACAGATACTTCATTTATCATGCTTGTACCCAATTCGTGAATCCAATTAAATTTATAGGTAACATCGTTAATGTTGTAACACCAAATATCAGGAATATCTACAACTAAATGTGTATCACCTAATAAATCAGCATGACGTTCAACTTTGAAAGAAAATTTCGTTTCAGTTGTTGTATTTAAATTCGTCTTTTTATCACATTCTAATCGAAATCGTTGCATACCAAAATTAGTAATACTTTTATATGTCTTGTAAAATAAGCTCTTTTGTGGATTTCCAAACAAAAATATGCTACTTGCTCCATGAGAAACTAAATTCAATAATCCTCCACCCATGTATATTTACTTTCTTTATATAAAATAACTTTAATCTTTATTCGTTTCAAATTGTTTTACAAATTTCAGCATGCGTTTAATATCTAATGTTGTAATGTCGTACAATTCAAATTCTTCGTAATTTATATCATGTTCATGCGTAGATATATCAATAAAAGAACTTATTAGATCTTTTGAGTCCATTCTAAGTTTTTGACACAAATCCATTAAAAATGTATGATTATTATACTCAGTTGAATATTTTGTCAAGACTTTCGTAAAACGAACATCCCTAGAATTTATGTTTATTTCTTTTTGACATTTCAAAAGATAATTACGAAAGATTATCGGATTCTGAATGTTTTTTATGATAGAACTTAATTCGTTCAACGTCCAAACTTGCTTTTGAAATGTGATTCTATCTATATAATCCGCAAAACAAATTCTATCTAGCATGTCTGAATATATTTCTATACATTCTGGTGTTGTCAAAGAATTCATATAATCAATTACGTTTTCATGATACAACATAGATACACTTGTTCTATCCGTGTCGTTTAACAAATACGTGTGTTCATATAAATCATATGGGCGAAGCAAAATGTTCTTGATAATATCTTTAGTGTTATTAAAGTAGCAATTCGAATCTATAGCCATATTTTTTTGTATATGTGTTGTATAATTATCATATAAAATATGCATGTTCCTAAAATTGTTATTTGATTTACTGCATATTTGTTTTAATTCATGTTCATTTAAATTGTGTTTATTGTGTTCTTGTAACACATTGAATAAGGTGGTTTCTGTAGGCGGCTCCATTTTGAATGTCCAGCAAACATGAACCAATTCTTTGACCTTTTTATCAATATTTGTATTATTGATACAAATTATTGGGATATTTGATATAGTTTCCCTTTTTTGTCTTTTTGTTTTTTTCGCCCTCAGTATTTTAACTAAAGTTGTAACACTGCTTTTTTCTTTGTTGATCATATTACTCAAATTATCTAGTAAAATTACTTTTTTTTTTTTATTTTTAAACATAGATAATACACATGTATCACCAATATTATTATTATTGATACAATCTACTACATTTTGGATTTTGTAATCACAAGAATCATATTCGATTACTTGATAATTCATACTTTGAAGTAAATTTTTGACAAACATAGTTTTACCGATACCATGTTCACCATATATATACAAACCTCTACAAGTAGCTAAATCTAATTTATTTTTTTCAAAGTAATCGATTTTTGATTTTATTTCATTAGATAGAACATTCCATTGCTCTAGTTCTATATATTTATATTTCATAATATGTTCTATACAGTTTTTTCTTTAAATATAGTACATTATATGAATATAATTATATACATGGTTTATCATAAAATTACATACCTTCAATGCTAGTGAACTCTGGATTATTTGTCACTCCATCCCAAACCCAACCACATTCAATCGCCTTATCGTATTTTTTTCTTAACCCATTTAATCCCTTGAATAGAGGAGTATCAAAATCGTATACTTCCTCTGTACATGTACCTAACTGTTTTACATTCTGACATTTATTTTTACCAACAACTTTGAAATAATCCGGACATTGTGCTATATCTGGAGGAAAATTCCTCTTCTTATTCAAGGAATACATGGACATGCTTATTAAAACTATACTTATAATCAAAACACCAATTCCGACATATATCACTAATTTTTGAAACGTATAAGGAGGAAACAATAATCTTTTTATATCAAAAGACATATATATTTTCGCAACATTTTATATATATGAACATTCTACCACACACACAAGTACGTAATGGTCGAATAGATATTACAAATATATCAGATACTTCTAGAACTGAATATATTCAAAATAGTAATCACATAGAAAGTTCAAACTACAGAGAAGCCATAACTGGAAACTGGACGAATACTGTTTTATCTTGTGCTTTTTTTTCAAAAGAAAATATTGAAATTATTCACAATGGTATTCGTGCCGGTGTATATAAAATGTCCGGAAATAAACATATTATAGCAAATCAAGACGTCAACAATCTGAAAATTATTATGCGTTCAGTTTTTTTTGATAACGCAAAATTTATTCCCAATCAAGTAACCCAAGAAATCGAATATCTTAATAACATAGTCTTGAAACAATGTATCCCACAAATATTAAAAGAAATCGATTCTTATATTAAGTACAAAGAAGACGTCAGTACACTCGCTGTACCATTAAGTAAACCCATTTCAGATAATGTAAAAGGAAAAAATTCATTAGAAATGAAGCCGTTTTTTTGAATTATTACAAAAAAGAGAGATTCGTCTAAATATATCAATATCAATCTAATGTATATACTGTTGCACAAAATTATCTAACTCATGTATCCATAATTGTCGTGGTGTAGTATTTTGTAATTTTGTTCGCAGTGATTCTTTTTCTTTGCATTGATTCGTTAATTTTGTTATATTTTCCACTACAAAACTATCAACAGGCATGTTGCGAAGATATTTGAATTCTATGTCTTCACCATTTAAAGTATCATATTTTCGAGACACCAATAAATCGATTACGTCTGATTTACATTTTCTTCGTAAGTCGATTGTATCATCGCATTGTTCTCGAATGAATCTAGCTTTGTTATTTAAAATAGTACATTCACGTTGAAGAGATTTGAGAATAATTTCTATTCTTCTTTCGTAATACAACAATCGAATCGGAATGTAGTAATGTATGATATCTTCGGGTTTATCAAATTTTTGCAACTGTTGTTTTTCATCAAATAAATGCATATTGTTATATTTCTTGCTTGTATACAAATTTAAATACTTCTCCAATGCGTTCACATTTTCATCAATAGATTTGTCTATTAAACTTTGTAGTTTGTTGTTTTGAAATGTGACCAATATGTCTACATTTGTATCTGTACTCATATCTTGATATTCACGAACATATGACTTATCGTTCATGAGTTTTTCTAAATATACCTTATATGAATCGGTCCAGACTCCTATTGGAAGTTCAGTGATTCGTACTTGATCCTTGTTCGCAATTGTATATCTGCCTTTAATGAATATGTGATTCTCATTTTTCAATTTGATTATATCGCCATGAAAATATCTATACCATGGTATCAACTCTGATTCTTCTTCATTATTCAGTAAGCATGCCTTAATTCTATGTACAATATCTAATGGGTTGAACTGTGGAATAAATGTGCTAAATCCAGTACCAATACCCAAAGCTCCATTGACCAATACCATTGGAATAATAGGAACATAAAATTCAGGCTCTATTCGTTGACCGTCATCTTCTAAATAGTGAAGTATAACGTCATCATTTTCAGGAAATAGTGTACGAGTAATTTTATTCAACTGAGTGAATATATATCTTTCAGAAGCTGAATCAGAACCACCTTGTAAACGTGTACCGAACTGTCCATTTGGTAATAAGAGATTAATATTATTGGAACCAACAAAATCTTGTGCCATTCCAACCATAGCTTGCATTAAACTTGTTTCACCGTGGTGATATCCTGAATGTTCTGAAACATATCCTCCAAATTGCGCAACCTTGATTTCTTTCGTTAGATTGCGTTTGAATGCACAATACAATATTTTACGTTGACTGGTTTTCAATCCGTCCATTATGTTTGGGATACTACGTTCACAATCATATTTAGAGAAATGAATCAATTCGTTGTGGACAAATTCGTTGTATGTTATTTTCAACTTACTTGTGTCTAAAGTTTTATCTTTATCATAATGTTCTAACCATTGCTTTCTATCTTCAGAACGAGATTTGTTAAACACCATATCCAACGCGTTCGAACTCTCAGAATCGAAACTAAACGTTATGATTTTTTTGTTTTTGAAATATTCTTTGAATTCCTTAGACGTACTTGTTCCCAATCCTTTGTAATACTTGATATTCCAACCATGACCATTATTATGTTGTGCTTTCCAGGTAAGGTATTCTTTTTCATTATAAAATATTTGTTCTTTGTCTCCCTTCTTGGCTTTCAATATCGGTGTATTCATAAATCCAATAAAATTATCTTCTTGGATTAATGAATTCCAGTGACTGTCAAATAAATTCACACATAATCCTTTTATGTGGACTCCGTCTAAATCTTGATCTGTCAGCAATACAATCCTTCCATACCTCAATGATTCTTCAATTTCTTTCTTGGACTTGTATTGTCTATTACTTTCTAAACCCATGATTTTTTTAATCTCTGTTATTTCATTGTTTGCATTGAGTTTTGATTTTTGTGCATCACGAGCGTTGATCAGTTTACCACGAAGCGGATAAACACCTATTGTATTTCTATCTTCTTTCGACAACCCCGAAACAATTCCCGCTTTTGCCGAATCTCCTTCGCATAATATAAGCATACACTGTTTTGATTTGACAGTTCCAGCAAAATGTGCATCAATTAACTTTGGAACACCATACAACGATTTTGTTTTTTTCCCGTCTGTTTTTTTACTTTCTTTGGATTCTTTTACTGAATGTATAGACAATGCTTGATCAATAATTCCCAATTTTGCTATTTTTTCAATAAATTTTTCACTGATTTTACATGTTGACCCAAATTTATTTACATTAGTAGTTAGTGTATCCTTGGTTTGACTATCAAACGAAGGATTATCTATAATACAGTTTACAAACAAAAACAGTTGTTCTTTAATTGAAGTTGACTTCACTTTTACCTTTTTTTTTTTATCGATGTAGTCTACTATAGATTTTGTGATTTGATTTAAAATGTAATCCACATGTTTTCCACCTTTTGTGGTACAAATACCATTCACAAACGACACTTGAGTGAATTCGTCAAAGGGAGTCAAACATACAGCATATTCCCAACGTTCGTTATTTTTTTCATAAATACGCTTTGTAGTAGTTTTGTTACCGACATACATATTTACATACTGCTCAAATGAATGTATTGGGATACTTTCTTTATTGTACTTCACTTTCAATGCTTTATCTGTTGTAGCAGCTATATCTATAACCCGTTTATGAAATATCGCCTCCATACTATCCGTTAAATTATCAATTCCGAATCGCTTATAATCAGGGATCCAAGATACTTTTGTGTACGGTTTACTTTTACATTTCGTGATTTTTGGTTTTTCTATCACAGTTAGGTTATTTTTAAATTCTTGAATATATTTTTTGCCCCTTGTATGGTCGACTGTTTCAATTCGACCCCATGTAGAATATATCAATACAAGTTTAAATCCAAAACCATTTTTACCACCTACAATACGAACCTTATCTTTTTGATAGTTTGTGGATGTTCGAAGGTGACCAAATATCATTTCTGGTATCCAAATACCATGATCTGGGTGTTTTTCTATATCAATACCATTTCCATCGTTTGTTATAGATATCATACCAGTGGATTTATCTATCTCAACACTAATATACGATACTTGGTGTGAATCTGTATCGTCCTGTAATTTCATGCGAATAAAATGATCTCTTGAATTTACAATACCTTCATCAAAACATTTATACAGTCCAGGAATGAATTCATACGAGTTGAATTCAATACCGTTTGTATTGGATTGATAATTCCATCCCTGAATTGTGTCTTTTTCAATAGAACCAATATATGTATCGGGTGCGTCTAGAATATGTTCTTTATCCGTTTTTTTCTGATATTGTTCAGATAAAAGTTGTTTTTGAAGGGACATAATTGAATTATGGGTGCAAATATTGTATTTACTTTTCAATTTTCTAAATAATTTCTCATATAATATATATAATGAAAAATCACACTAAAAAAAGTGACGGGTTGTATCATATCAAAGTGGGAAAAACTATGAAAACATTTCCAGTTTTACGAGGTAGTCGCCGTCAAGTAATGAACAATACTGCTTATAGTACAAGTAGTGGTAAAACCAAAAAGTTTTTCAAATACAACAAACACGGACGTATTGTCTCTAAATTACAAAGTGGTCTAGCAAGAAAAAATAAGCACTTAACAAAAGCTGGCTACACATTCAAAAAAGGTGTGTTTGGTGCGTTCAAGAGAACCGGTAATACATTGAAAGCTGTAGTTAAAAAAACAAAGAAAACATTAAAAAAAAACAAGACTAAATCTAAGAAATAATGTAGTTGTTATGATATAACTCATTTAAAGATTTTAATAATTTTTATAATATATGAACTCAGAAGAAATCGATTATGTATTACTGATAAAAACCGTCCAAATCAGTCCATTTCGTACTCTTATGACAGCATTGAAAGATATTCTCATAGAAACTAATATTATAATAACCCAGAGTGGTATTAGAATTATCAATATGGATAAATCTCATACCATTCTAGTTAGATTACTTTTGGACGCTGTTAACTTCGAACATTATTTCTGTAAATATCCAAAAATAGTTATTGGAGTTAATATGTTTCATCTGTTCAAGTTGATTAATTCTATTGACAATGACGACACACTAACATTATTCATCGAAAAAGAACATTATACAGAAGGAGTTGTGAAATTTTTAGGTATGAAATTCGAAAATGGTAATATTATGCAATGCAAAACTCAATATTTACGACTAATTGAACCAGATAATGAAGAAATTGACTTGCCCGATGTTACATTTTCTTCTGTAATTAATATTCCTTCGAGCGATTTCCAAAAAATCATTCGTGATATGTCAAGTTTATCTGATCGATTGGAAATAAAATGTGTTGGCGATGAGTTAATTTTTAGTTTAATTGGTCCTTTTGCGAAAGTACAAATACGTCGTTCTGAATGCAATGGAAATATGGAATATATCCAAAAACAAGACAGTAACAAAATTATACAAGGTGAATTCCCTTTAAAGTATTTAAATTATTTTATTAAATGTACGAATTTGTGTAATTCGATTGAACTTATGTTAGAAAACGATTTACCTTTAATCGTTAAATATAATGTTGCTTCTTTAGGAGAAATAAAATTATGTCTTGCTTCATTACCACCTTCACATATCTAATAACAACCGTGTTTTTTGAATATTACTTCTTTATGTCTTAAAACGTCGATTTCAGGATTTATCCAATCAGTGTTTTGCTTTTCGCAGTTTCGTAGCCAAATTTTTAAAATTCCAAAATGTTTTTTTGGCGACAATGTTATTCCATTGACGTTTTGTAAAAACGATATGTCATTCGTAATATTTTCGCATATAAGATAACATGACAAATGATTCCACGTCATTGGAACTTCTTCCACTGGAATTTTGTAAGACAAACAACCACCATTTACATTATCTTCGTCTTCCCATATCGGCATTATATTGTTGCGCATTAAAAATAACATGCAATTTTGTATAAGCTCGTTCGGTAAATGTTTTTGTACACTCAACAATTCTTCCACAGATTCTATTGGTGCTATATATTTATAACTATGTATCGTCCAGTCAGTGTCATGTGGTAAATGTGCGTACAGTTTCCACGTGTCAAATGTTTCATGGAACATTTTCTTTAACTATAATAAAAGAAAATGTTTTATATATTTTTCAGGTGCTATTAGTATTATTGCGACAACTTTGCTTATAAACAAAAATTGTCTATTTTAGTATAAACCTGTAATTCTGCGTTATTGGTGAACATATGAATTTTATAATCTTCTTTGCTCAAATCGATATTTAAATGTTCATAAACAATAAATTCAAGTAAATTTCGATTTATAAAGTTTCCCTTCACAAAATATCCTTTCATGAAATCGTATATATCCAAGTATTGGTCTCCATGAATTACATGTATATATATAAAAGGTTTCTTATCCAGAGGAACTATTGTCATATCCACATAGTTCTGGTTGTTAATTTTTTCGAATTCTTCAATTACACGAAAATATACATGTTTATTTATATTTCTTTTGAATACAATGTAATTTATACCTTGAAATGTTCTTTTATGAACAGATTTATATTTTTTACAAAGTCCAATGTATTCTAAATATTCTCTCACTTTTGGAATGGTTTGTTTAACATATTCATGTAAAACAATATACGAATCCAACAAGAAATTCATCATATATGAAATATTATATTATATCATATTCTTTTTATATTAATACAACCAAGATATTATACGTGATAATCCTGATTTCTTTTTGGTTTTATGCTTCTTCTTCTTAACACCTGTTTTTTTGACGGTTTTCTGTATAGGCTTACGTATTTTTAAATTTTGATTTGGTGAATATCTCAAAAAATGTTTTTCGTATTCTTTACTGGACCTATTGAATTTCAATTTATAAAATAAATCAGATTTATCAATTCTGATATCTTCCATGGTTTTTTGATATCCCACACATTTCATAGAAAATCTACGTAATAAACCATTTTGAGATAATCTATTTTTTTGTTGTACTTTAAAAAGATATTCGCACATACATAAGATACGATCTATATTATAATAAGGTCGATTAGAATAGAGAAACGCCAAATAAAAACTCAACATAGTATCTATTGTAGCTATACGAGTTTTTCGTTTTTCTATAGATATTTCATTGTAACTGTGACAAGACAATGGTTCATATACAAAAGCAATTGTATCATTATCTATTTTCACTTCATAATGTGTTGAAATAATTTCCCCTACATTGCTGTGTTTCTTTATGCTTACATTTTTAATATTACTTTCTTGGAGTTTAGATTTCAATATCCCTACCGTATGTACAGGATTCTCCGATAGAACGTCAAAATCTGGTATTTTTTTTAATCCATGTTTTACATTCTTTGGCATATATTGTGCGTATGAACGATGAGCCATCGCACCAAAAAATACAACTTGTTCTTGTATAAATACATTCCTAATTATTTTGTATATCTCCTCTGAAGGATATTTTTGATTCTCAAAAATTCGTTGAACGTTTTGAAACGAGCAAGAATTCGACTTTAATGGATAATGTTTATTTAATAATGTTATTCTTTTTAGTACCTTTTCCCAACGTGAAACGTCTCCTTTTGGCCTTGATAATTCCAAATACATTGACATACGAAGAAAATTTGGAGGGCAATACAAAATATCACGAATCATTAGACTTTCTTTCTGTATATTTCGAAAGAGGTTGTGATTCATCTGAGTTATATCTGCCACAGGCAAGAAGTTTACAAATACCTTATATGTACCCGTATGTAATCCAGATTTCGCCTCAACTTCTTCATATCCTTGTTTATGGTATTCGTCTGCTAGTTCTTTCGCATGCTTTAGTGCGTTAGGTGAATAAAAATCATAATCTGGAAATTCAACATCTTTATTGTAAAATTGAGCGTGTAATGGTAGTATATTATTAATAGCTGTTCCGCCATAGCAAACACATTTCGTTTTTACAATAAAATCTTCAACAATTTCTATCATTTTTTTAATCGAATCGTTTTGTAGCAAGTCTTTGTGTGTTTTTGTCTCAATATTATCGACTGCTGCCCTTAAAATAGCCAATTCACAATCTTCAAATGTTGTTGACTTATCGCATTTTACTACCATGACTTATATATTCATATAAGATAAATATTAAACACGATTCATAAAATAAAGAATAAATGGGAATATACGTAATCGCATCAAAACATAGTACATGGATAAAAATAGGACACCATAAAATTACTCTTAAAAGACCTAATGTATTTTACAGATATATTAATCGTGGTTTTTATTCATGTATATGTCCACCGGAAATCAAAGATCTAGTTGGTTTTGAAGACGTAGAATTACTTTATTGGTTTCCTAATCTAACAACTCGACAAGAAAAACAACTTCATAAATACTTTAGAAACACCCATAACTCATGTGGTGAATGGTTTGAAAACATAGATTGTGAATTGATCCGAAAAGTGATCATAGAACAATTTGGGGGTATAGAAGAAGCTGTAACAGAAGAACAACTAGAAGAAGCGAAAAAATGGTGTAAATATGATGAGAAAACATCAACCACTTGAGTATACATGAGACAGACCAAGTACATTTATCTTCGCAGTTGAAGGCATGTTGTCTCCTGGTTTATTATCAGAGCATATAGTTTTTTCCACTGGAATATTTCGATTTGATTCCTTGCGTTTTCTAAACGACCTAGAATTACCGTCTAATACGAACATTTTCATTGTATTTTTATAATTAGAATCTTGTTTTTGAAAATTTAACAAAAGTTCATGAAACCCTAATTCAATGGATTTATTTGGATTTGAATTAGTGGTACTAATATTATTGGGTAAAACAGCAGAAAACGACATCTTATTTCGTTTTATAATCTCATCAGTTTGCTGTTTACTTAGATGATTTAATTCGTGTACACGTTTTATTGAAGCAGTGGGTACATGAATATTTGTATATTCATACAAATATGTACTTTCGAGTATATCAGAATAATCATGAACAATAATAATGACTTTACTTTTCAATCTGCTCATGAATTCATTTTCAATGTCATAAGGGAGGTATTTCGCATTTGAAGTGTATAAAGAAGACAATAATTGATTTTGCAATTTTGTTCGGATTTGTTTGGCAACTTCGTCGTAACTATGTTTGATACCAGTTTTCATACGAAATTGAATAAAAAAAGGATCCTCTTTATTTGGTGCATTTCGTAAGGCCTCTTTTACAGTCTCCAAACATTCGCTTATTTTAATCGTATTTTTCGACCCTCTTCTGCTAAAATCTTTGTCGTTATCAGAAGACGCTACGACAGTTTCTCCCTTTACAGTAAATATTTCTAAATCTATTAACCGTATACCATTCTTTATTATATTATATAGTTGTTTTAAACTAAGAGAATCGTCAACATAATTTCCAACACAGCATGAATTATAACTACCTAAGATATGATAATCTCCCAAAATACTCTTGTTTTCAAATGTAGTGTTCATTACAGGTGGTTCAATTGTTAACCCTACTTCACCGTATTTATCTTGACTTTTTTTTGAAAGCATTAATCTTAATTGAATTACCCCTGAAAATAAAATTATAACCGCAATTATGATCAATATGGTGTTTACAGAAGAAGGAGTTTTGGGTTTTAAGGAATCCAGTAATTCATTTACGTTTACCATCTATAAATTATCAGCATAAAAAAAACAAAACAATAACAAATAAAACTTACCTTAAACATTTTTGTAATTTAAGCAACACACGTTATCTTGTCTACATTATGTTTATTGTAATTAATAGAAAACATCAACATTGCCGGTTGTAAATTACATGAATAATAATGTACATTCTCTTTCCTAATACTTTGCCGTTTTCCGTTATTTAGATTATATATGTAATAACTATGAATGTTTTTCAAATGATTTTTAAATTCATAAGGTACTAAATCTAATGTCAATCGTTTGAACATATAGACTTCACGATACAATAGAAACAATATATCTTCAAAATATTTAATTTCTTCTTCAAATATTTGAAATAAATCAGAATGTTCTGGAAAATATTTCAAATATTCATGAATTGTCGATTGTTTTCTCAATTCATAATATTTAAACTGTAATTTAGATTGATTACCCCTAAGTTTTCTTACATAACTGTACGTTGGATTTGTAATTTTGGTTCTAATTCTAGAATTTTTTACTCGAATTATAATACCTTTGTACTGATATTGTGTATGAATACTACCATATTTATCTTCTACTTCTTCTAGAGAAGTAAATAGTTCTAGTCTAGGAATTCTTACACTAGTTCGTCTAAACATTATTTCAATCTCAGGATTAATTTTAATGTCATTGTCAATTAGCTTACTGATAGGTACTTCGAAAACACATAGATTTTCTAACCTATAGACTCCACATAAATATATACTTGGTTCAACAACCTTCTCAACAATACGATTTTCCGGGTGTTTAATAACAAATGAATAGCAGTATTTTGGATCAAGTAAATCTAATTTAAAATTAGATTTTGTAGCACAGTCTTTAAACATATCCAAGTACGTTTTCTTTGTTTCATTGTAAAATGTTGTGTTAGCACCCAGCACAGAACGCGTTGATATATGCCACTCTTTGTCGTCATAGAAAACATTGATCATAGTACCGTCAACATATTCTTCGAGTATTGTAGTATTTGAATCAATTATATTATTGGTTAGAACCTCATGAAGTGGAATTGATTTAGGTGGTGAAAATGACACCATTTTACCATCACGAAATACTACAGAACGCAAGATCCCGGTACTTTTATAGTTAGATTGTAACAGCAAATCTTTTTCGTATTTCACTAAATTATACTTACCTTTTGTACTTACTTTCAGTCCATGTTCTTTCATGTACGTTTCGTCTTCAATCTTGGCAACATCCAATACTTGGGTTAAGTCGGCAATTTGTACTTCGCAGAACATATCGATATCAAAGTTTTGAGTCATTTGAGTTTTATTGTATCTTGAATGACATAAAAAATTTCAATTTTGCAAATTGCAACGAAAATATTTTGATTAAGATATACGCTTGGTTGGAATATCATTCTTAACAATATATATTGAATTTTCAGTTAATACAATAAATTCAGTCTCTACTTTGTATATTTTTACAATTGGACTTGTATACTCATTTTCACTTTTCACCAACAACTTTTCTCCCGTATCTCTAATACCAATCAATGCTTCTTTATCGCAAGAATACGTCCAGTAATCAAGCAAGATTGGACGATCATCAACAATAGACAACTTTGTTGCATGTTGTAAACAGGTATCGCTCGGTAGAACGTATTTTTCTCCATTACATTCGACTTCTTCACTCATTTATTTTAAATTGCAATAATGTTTAAATAGTTATTTCATAAATTTTTATTTCTCTTAAATTAAACAAACATGCAACAAAATAATCAATTAAACGAAACTGAATTGTACAATGAGAGTTTATGTTTCGATAAAATTGGTAGATACGTAGAAAAATATTCTGATATAGTTGTTGAATTTATTGAGTTTATATATAATCAACAGTATAAAACAAACACAAATTATCAAATGTACGTATTATTAAAAGGGTTACAATCCCTTCAACACATTTTTTCGTTTATTTTATTGTATACATGCAATTTACAATTAGCAACATATAATGTTCAAAAAGCATTTTATTATTATGTTGAATTCGTAGAACAAATTCAAAAAGAAGAACAGTTTTATGTAAAATTTAACTTAAATGATGC